TTTACATCTTGAAGTTTTCTCACATACTTGCATAACCACCTATTTGTGGTTCTGAGTATGTACCTTCAATAATATCGGTAAGCTCACTTGTCTTTAAATTAGACATAATGATTTTACCAGTACCTTCTAAAGTAAATGAATCAGACAATGTGGCTGATCCATAATATACTTCAGTAGTATTGTTGATATATTTGAAACCATCTTTTAATATTTTACCAATTTCAATTAAAGATTGAATTTTGTTTCTCTCTTTATTGAATATTGAATCAATATTTAAATCACAAATCTCTTTTGAGATATTATGAAGATCATTAATATCTTCTAATTTAATATCTCTAAAACGAGATAAAGTGTTGTAGATGGCTAAGAATATTGGATTGTTATTTAATAAATTCTTATCTTCAATATCAAACTTTGATATTAAAGTTTTTGGAGAATTTATTAATTTAACATTCATTTCTAAGAGTCTTGATCTTAGTCCATGTGATAATACCCTTTTTAATTCAGAAAGGATTGTATCATCATTTGGAATGTTGTAATCTAAAGTCGTTATATTTCTTGCGAAAAGATTTCTAATCTTATCATAAGAATAATAACCAAAGATTACATCTAACATCAAGGAGAAATTCTGAAGGGATGTTATCATAGAATTTGATAATTTGAAGTACTTTTTATTTCTAATTATCAATTTATGATATAAGGAATTAACCAAATCTACTAAAGAATTGGTACTACTTGGAAGGTAGTTTCCTTTGATTTTAAAATAATCATATAATACTGTGAAAACAATATTAGGATTATTTATATTTCTTAGGATACCTCCAAGTGGTAGTCCAGTTATCTCACGGTTATGACTTTCTTGAATTCATCTTTTTGCAAATTCATATGTATTTGATGATACATGTGTTTTTTGCAATGATAATTCAACACCGAGACCTTTAATTATTTGTATATATTTCTTGGCGACTTTGTCATTTTTTATAACAATGTCATCTCCAAGAATAATATACTGATTAAAGTTTCGGTAACCACATAGATGTGCACAATAGTACACAACTAGATGGTGAGTCAAGGTAAAGACACTTCAAGAAGAATAAGTACCCATTGGTTGACCAGTTTTATATTTTAACTGGTAACCTTCTGGAGTACTAAAAGTTCTTTCTTGAAGGATAGATTGTCAGGCCTGTGCTAGTTTCATATCAAAGATTCTAGCCATTAACCTTTTCTGTAATTCTACAGGAAATCTATCAGTTGCTGAACTTAAGTCCAAGGATCAGAAGTTCTCATTATTAATCTCTCATT